AAAATTTTCTTGAATTTGATTATCAAGATAAAATGATAAAACATCACCAACATACGCTGACATCTCCAAAAATAACATACCTGGAGATGAGGGTGAGAAGTCATTATATGTTGAGGGAAAATATGTTTTAGTATACTCAACAAGAGCATTCTTTAAATCACCAAAATCTTTATTTGTATATTTTATGTCTCTATTTTCAGTAGCCATGTTTAGAATATTATTTTTATATTTTGAGCTCCACTACCATAAATTGAATAAACAATATCTAACTGAACAGCATTACTTTCATAAGCTGGTGTGAGTGTTATAGATGAGACATTTACACTAGGGAAATTATTTTTAATATCATTAGTAAGTTTTATCTCTAAAGCTCTTAAATTTGATTCAGTTATATTTTCAAATATAAATTTTCTTAAATTTGATCCAAAATTAGGGTTTAATACTCGTTCTCCTTTATTTGTTAAAACATAATTAATTATATTTGATTTAATTTGATCTACAGTAGTATAAGTAGAATTAAATACAGAATTACCTGTTGAAAAAGTTGGAGATTGATTAGCAGTATTAGGAGGAAATGATGTACTACCAGCGGAAGCAGTATATATGCGATTATCAAATGTTGTACCTTTACCATTAAAAGGAATAGATACCCCAACAGCTACTCGCTTATTGATATCTAAAGGATGTTGATTTGGTAATCTAATTGCCATTATTTAGTCATTAATCCCATTATTTGATCTAAACTTACTTCTCCGCCTGGGAGGCTTGAACCTTCACCTGTTGTACTAACAGGAGGAGGAGCATAGGCAGGTTGAGCATGGAATGAATTAGCTGTTATAGTAGCATCAAATTCACCTCCAATCATACTGCGTAAATTACGTTTAATATCTGGGTTGATGGTTGATTGTTTTGTAGTGTAAGGAATAGGATTAGCATTTTCATTAACTACCATTTTAGGAGAACGTACTGCTTCAAGAAGTATATCTTTAATTTCTTCTTGAATTGCTTCACGAACTGCTTCTTTAATTAACTTTTTTAACATATCTGTTTTCATAGTCATAAATATTTGGTTATTCAGCTGTTAACTGAGGGTTTGAATCTATAATGAATTTTAGTTGATCAAGTAATACTTGTGGATCTGAGGCAAATGATGAGTCTGTTTTTAATACAGGTACTCCAGTTTTAGTTAATGCTTGAGCGAAACGACGAGGGTATTTATTGGAGTTAGTTTCATCAAGTTTTATTTCTAGAGTAAATCCTTTATAAGCACTATCATCAGCAATTACAGTGCTATTACTTACTCCAGTTGATTGGTTAACAAAAACATTTAATTCAGTATTAATTGCTTCAAAAGGTACATCTTGTTCTTGAGAACATTGTTGTATTAAAGCATCTAAATTATTTAAAAGTCTTAATATTATACCTAATATTGCCCCAAAAGCAGCTAAAGCTAATGTGACAATACTTATAACAACATTTGCTTTTTTTAAAGCTTCTTTTAATTTATCTTTACCACTACCTGTTACTTCTATGATACCTGATGTTAATGGAGGTAAACCAATAGGAGGAACACCTATAGCTGGGTATGGGAGGACCTCTATAGCTGCTATACCTGCTTGTATTGCTGTTATAGCTGTACTAGTTATAGATAATGCTTTAGATAAAGTATTAATAGTTTTATAAGCGTTATTTATTTGTTTAACTAATTTATTTCTTTTATTAATTAATTCTAATAATTTAGCTTGATTAGGGCAAGATATTTGATCTTTTATTTTATCTAAAGGTATTTTAGATATTATAGCTTGTAAAGCTACAGCCCCAAAAGGAGCTAATAATTTAATTATAAAAGGAATAGCTGTTTTTTTAAGTTCTTCTTTTTTATTATTAGCTGAATTAGCTATTCTTTCTTGGGCTGATAATTCAGAATTACCTTGTTGTTTAATTAATTTGGTTTCTTCTGTTAAAATTTCTTGATTAAGTTTATTAGTAGCTGCTCCAGTTATATCTGGTGTTTTTGATACTGTAATGCGAGGTAAAGCATATTGTTTACCTTCTTCACCAGTTATATCTCCTCCAGTCTGTTGTATATTAGTTACTTCTCTAATTTCATGTCCTTCTTTTGAAAAAGTTATAGTTGAATTTTTAGGATCAAAAGTAGAAGGAGCCATTATTTCCCAATTTCCATCTTTATCAGTTACAACAGTCACCGGTTCTTCAACTCCTGAAGGGTCCATTTCTTTTGAACTATCAAACTTAAGATTTATTATATTGTACTCTGTACCTTTTTCACTCCATGCTTTTTTTAAAGCATCTGTATTTATATAATTAGGTTGAGGTGGAGGGTCAATTTTATATTTATCTGTTCTAGTACCATAATTAGGATATTTATCTAATAACCATCTTCTAAAATCATCACTTTCAGCTGATGTTTTAAAAGGAGTATCAGGATATCCTTGTGTTGTTGAGGTGGTGGTAGTTGGTGGTTGAGGATTATTAACTGATTGTTGATTATTTTTATTAAGAACAATATCTGAGGCTTGTTTCCTAGCTATCTCTTTATCTGTTGAATCTGCTATAATATTTCCATCTTGATCTTTAACTTCAAATTTTCCGGTATCTGGGTTTTTAATAGGTTGACTTAATATTATTGGTTTAGGTGGACTAGTTTTAACTTCTACTCCAGATATGGGATTACCTTTTTCATCTGTCACTTTACCTGATATTTTTGTCTGTGAAGGCGATGATGTTTTTTTAGAACCATTATAATATGATGGAGAATATGATGGAGATTTGCCTGAGTATTCTACTCTAGTTTTTATTAAAGATAAAACAACATCTTTTACTGTTATTTTAGTCTTTTCTGGGTTAGAACCTTGACCAGAATAATAACCTCTATTACCTGTTCCGGCTTCAACATTTCCATAAGTAGTACCATTTAATGTTATACAAGGAAATGAAGCAAATTCATTACTTAAACCTTGAACAGCATCTTCTAAATCTTTTTTAGATCCTCCATTTAAACCTTTAATATATCTACCAACATTTGATCGTTTTTCTAATACTAACCAATCACCTAATTTAGATTGAGTCTCTTTATCTAATTTTTGATTTGAATTAAGTTTTAAAGCCTTAACAGCAGATTTAAGAGTATCAGGAACAAGTTGATATCTACCAATAGCAAATAATCTTTTTCCATCAATAAGTTTTATATAAAATTGAGAGTCTTGAACTTCTTTTATAGTTAATGATGTTATAGGTGGTGTTGATGAAATTTTGCCCCCACTTAAACCATAATTATATACATTATAACCATCACCTGCTTTATCAACACTGATACTTTCAACAGAAGCTATAAGATCTTTTAATGATGTTAATGCAGATAAATTAGCCATGATTTTATTTATTTTTTATTTTCCTTTATTAACAAAAACCTGATTAGAAAGAATACTCTTACTATTAAGAGTCTTTTTAAAATTAGTACAAGCAGATTTTAATAAATGACCAGCAGATTGGACTGAAGATATAGGACCAGTGATAGCCACAGCATATATCATTCCTTCTGAGGCAGCTTCTATAGCTTGAGTAAAGGTTAAAAGAGCTTGATTTAATTCTTCTCCTAATACTGCTGATTGTAATTGTATACCTTCATCACCAAATGATGATCCAAGATATATTTTAGGAGCAGCTAAAGTAATTTGTTGGGGGGAATCAAAATTAAGAGTTGTGTTCGCTGATAGGTGTATTGATTTATTAGAACTTAAGATAATATCATCTTTTTTAGAATTGAAAACTAATTGTCCTGAGTTAAGTAGAATTTGATCTCCTAAATATGATTGAACATTAGGAACTTGATTTAAATTTTTACCATATGAATCAGGGATATTACTATTTAAAACTAATGGTATTTGTTGGTTAGCTGTTAGATATATAGATGATTTATCTGTATTAATATTTTCTAGAGTAGGTACCCAAGAATCTGTTGTTTCTTGTATATTTCTAGATCTATCACCTTGTCCATTTCTTATAATAGTGATAGGTGATCCATCTCTTCCTGTTCTAGACCAATTATTAGGATAATCTATATCACGAACTGTTGATCCAAATCTAATAGAATTGCTAAAACGTCCTTCATAAATTATATCTCCCTCATAAGGGAGGAGAGGACGATTATTTAAAACATTATTTTCATTAAAAGTGAACCCTAATTCTATATCAGTATCTTGGTCAGTTATTCTTCTAACAGATCCTGCTTCTACTAATGGATATTCTTTATTCTCTAATTCAGGAGTGACATCAGCTGATGGTACAGCATTATGTACTTGGCTATTCCAAATGTTTATAGGGTGTAAATAATAAGCTGCTACAGCAGATGTATTTTCAGTTACATTAGGATCTGCTAAATATATAATAGTAACTAATTCATTTATTAGTGGGTACTGTTTAATATTTGGAAAAGCAGGGTAAGCTGGGATGAGAGGTATATCTTCTTTTTTATTTGGTTGAAATACAGGTTCAATAAAAATTGTTCCTATTCCATTCCATCCTCCAAATTCATTAAATTTAATATGAGTATCATTTAATATAATATCTCTAACTCTACTAGAAAAAATTTTATCAGATGATGTTGTTGATTTTACATCTAATCTAGGAGCATTATATTTAATACTATTACCAAAACCAAATCTAATATCTACACTCATTACTCACCTCCTTCTTTAAACTTATCTATTTCAGCAAGCAATTGGGCTTTTTCTTCTTCAGAAATACCAAAACTGCCTTCGGCAGTTCCATTATTATTCATAATACGTTGAATAATAGTAGCCATCTTAATTAATTGCTCATCATTTTTAACACTTATTTCTAAGTATTCTTTAATTAAAGGAACAATTAAAGTAGCATCTCCTATCTCATTTACTAGTGGTTTTAATTCTGATATAAGGGCAGAGATTTGTTTATCTTTCTTCTTTTGATTATTATATATCTCTTCTAAAATATCGGAAAATTTCTTACCACCAAATACTACATTATCTAAACCATTCATGATATTTATTTATCTATAAATATGATTATGGAAAATTTGTATAACCGTTTTCTAAATAAAAATAATAATATTCTTTAAATATATCGTAAAGTTTATTTGCTATTTTAGTGATTTTAGGTGTTTTAGCATCAATTATTTCTCGAATATAGATATATAATGCTTTCTTATTAAATATTTCTATACTCTCTCTTTTACGGAATAATTCTAAAATTGCATCTGCTATTTTAGCATCTCCATCCTTAGGGAATAATGTGTGAATATTTTTAGTACAGTAATCAACATATTGATCCATAAATGCATTTAACTTTTGATTTATAGGAGTATCATCAATATTGTAACTATGTCTTTCATCTGATTCTAATTCCTCAACGGGGGCTTTATCTACTCGTTTTTTATAATTTTTAGTATTAGAAATAATCAAATAACGTTTAGCAATAGTTCCAAAATATGAATATGCTTTAGCTCCTTTTTCTGGGTTGAATAAGTGGATTTTAGAGAGTAAAAATGAAATTACTTCATGTTGTAAATCAGATATATTATCTACTTCAGTATAATAAAATTTAAAAGTATGAATAATATTTTCTGTTAATTTAAAGAAAGCGTAATGGATACGATCACTATAAATTCTACTTCTTACTTCAAAATCTAAAGTATTATTATATTCAATAATTGCATTTTCTGTTTCTTGAGTGAAATACATTCCACTTGTTTTAGGTTTAACCACCGCTATCACTTCACTCATAAATTTTTAATATTAAATTGATTTAAAATACTTTGAATTTGTTTAACTGATTCAAAGAAAAATCCTACTTCATCATCTGATTTAAATGATTCTTTAGCATCTATTTCTTTAAGTTTCTTATCAGACATTTCAATTATATCAGATACTTTATTTAAATAAGACATATATCCCATTAGGATATCTTCTTGTTTTTCATTTTTTCTAAGTAAGTTAAAGGTCGTGTATCCTAAGATCACGACCATCAAACTTAATATAACAATTGTGATTATCATATATTATCTAGTAAACTTTTTAATCCTTCACTCTTGATATTACTTAAAGCTTTAGTCTTAACAGGTGATTTTTTATTCTTCTCAATTGTGAAATTTGATGAGTTATTTTGGGTTACTTCACCTTTAAGTTTAGGCATCCATACTTGTTCGAACTCAATACGTGCCGCCATTAAATCTGCTTGATGCACAATAAACACTAACGCAGTACGTGGTTTTGTTTCTGGTGACCAAGACATTAAATATGGCTTATTAGCATCATCATATAAACCATCATGTAACTTAATAGCTAACATTTCGTTTCTAGAGAATGTAATACCATGAGACATGAGTAAATGTAACCCACGATCTGGTACTGACATGAATTCAAGTCGATCATTGAATTTATAATCTTCACCTAATTTCTCTTTACGCCATTGATCTGTCTGAGGGATGTATGATTCATTTTGTTCATCTCCCATTTTACCTAGGTCATGATTTAAAGCAGCAAACACTAATTCTTCAACTGTGTATGTTGAAGTGTCTACTCCCATTTCAACCCAAACTTTATTTAATTTAAGAGCAGATTTTACTACTCGTAATACATGGTCTACATAACCACCTGGGAATACATTATGATATTCTTTTTTATGAGAAGCAGGCATAAGCATAATACGCTTAGCATACTGTTC